TGCCGCATCGGTCACAGACCCCAAAGGCTTGAGGATTGCGGCTACTAACCCGTGCGCGGCCCGACTGAGAGGCATAACCCATCTACGCCTCCTACCGGAAATATCCCGCCAACTGAGGTGAGATGTATTGTTGCGCTTGTTCCACGTTCTGCGATGCCGCGATGTCATAAGCCTCGTCAGCGAAAGGCTTCATCAATGCGACTTTCTCCGGGGCCCACACCATCGCTAAACTCGCGGCTAAGCCATAGGCGAAAGCTTCCATCCACAGATACGGGATCTCAACTTCCTGCGCGCCGCTCAGATTGGCATCCTGCAACCGGCGAACGCGGTAATATTTCAGCTCTTGCGGCCCCGTTGTCGTGTTCGGGACCGGCCACAGCGTGATCGTCGGCGACAGCAAACGGTCAAACCAATACACGGTCGGAAAGCCTTCTTGCTCCTTATTTGGATAAGAAGCGTATTCCGTGCGGCTCACCGGCAGAATGATTCGGTCGATCTCTTGCGTGCCGGACGTTGTCGCCATGTAAGCGTCGAGGATCATCACAGTATTGGCATCGACAGGATACGTTGCCGTACCACTCACCAATGGCGTCGTGATTAGATCCACCGCCCACAAGTTCACGCCTTGGTTCGACCAGCGCGCAAGCATCAAGTTGGCCGCCATGCGGGCAGCCTCAAGATGCTCTTGCAACAGAGCCGTGTTCCTTATCCCGACGAGGTTGTACGCATAAAGCGTCAGCTCACCGAGTGAGGGATTGAACGTGTATGTGCCGCTCGTCGCCATTGGCGAGCCTTATCAGTACGGTGCGTTGCTGAATTGCGCCAGCGTCAGAGTAGCATATCCGTCCCCGCCGCTCGCCACAATACGCACGAAACTCGGCGTGTAAGCAAAGAAGCCCGACTTCGCCGTGCTTTCGCTCACGAGGTTTGGATCAAGCGCATCGAGCCACACGACATTTTCAATCGCAATCGGGTCCGAAGCGTCGTTCGGGTCATTCATCGTGGTCTGCACCGAGTACGTCACAGTGCCGCTGACAGAGACCTGTGCAACAGTCTGTGCAGCTGCCCAGCTGTCCATACGCACCCAACGAGATCCGCCGGACTGTGCATAGCCAGCTTCGACGTTTGCTGCCGTTGCGCCGTTCACCGAGATCCGCGTTACCGTCGCAAAATCAAGCGTCGTGGTTGCTGTGCCAGCATTCGTGCCAGCAAGCGATTCCGAAATCGCCACACCGCCATATGTCGTGCCGTAGACAATGATCGTCACATGGCGCGGCGGATCCAGCACATACGGTGTCGAAGTGAGCGTGAGATCCCCAGCAGCTGCAAGAGTAGCAGCCAAGGCGATAGCGTTCGCATCGGCAATCGGAAGGCTGCCAGCGGTGACAGAAATCGGCTGCATGTTACTTTCCCTTCTTCATGCGGGCTGCAGCAGCATTATCCACGAGATTGGGATAAGGCCTACCAGCAGCACGGGCGCGAGCTTTCGCGGCCATCTTTTGCTTGCGGTCGAGATGCTTAGTCTTAGCATCATCGGGTGCTTCAGTCTCCCAAAATGGCTTGCTCATCAGCAATCCCACTTTCTCAAAGCTTTGTTAATTCGACTATCGGGATCAGCTGCAGCAGCAGCGCCTGTCAGCTTTCGCTTCATCCCAGTCATCCGTTCGCAAAAAGATTTGCGGCGCGGATTGTCTTTGTCTTTGGTCGGGGCTTTCAAGTTCATGCCCTCGGCCTTCGCAGACGCGCGTCCCTTAGCGTTCAAGCCGCCTTCGGGGTTCTTGCCTTCTGATCGCTGCCACGCTGGCGACTTAGCCATTGTAATCTCCAACAAGAGAGACGGGGACCGAAGTCCCCGCCGTTATTCTCAGAGGCTACCGTCTACCTTGTGGCCCTTGGGCGGCGTGCCCTTGGCGGCAGACGAAAGCGGGCTCATGTTCGAACCCGTGCGGCCACCCGACTTGCGAGGAGCGCGGCCCATGTTGGCCTTTGCCTTCTCGCCCTTCATCTTGCCGATAGCCTTACCACCGCGCTTCATAGCTTCGGCAGCATCCATAATCTTCGGAGCGCTATTGCGGCGAGCGGGCTTCGAAGCCGCATCGTTCATCACAACGCCACCAGTTTTACGACCCTTCATGATAGCCTCCTTATGGCCAATCGATTGTCAGAGCATCAAGCCGTCAGATTGCGAGCTTGAATGTAGGTTACAGTGATCACGCCGACGCCCGTACCAGTGTTGGTCGAAGTGACGGCAATTTTGCGATCTGTCGTGCCCACATCATTCCAGTTGCCAGCACGAGTGGCATCCGTTCCCGGCGTAGCCGAAAGCGGGCCAATCGCAACGCCGTCAAGCGCGCCAGCAGCCGTAAGGAAGGTAGCCGAAGCAGTCGTTCCGACGCCAAAGGTCGTAGCCGCACCGGACCATACCGTTGTGACCATTACTTTGATGTCGATGATTTGGCTGTTTGCCGGGATCACGATGTCAGTCGCGCTGCTTGCTTGTGTGACAGCAGAGGACTGAGCCATAACAACGTAGCCAACATTGGAAACGTCGCTGCCGAGCGTCGTGCCGCTCGTATTCAAAATATCACCGGCCTTAATAGGACCAGTAAATGTAGTCGTACCCATGAGGGCCTCCTGCACGATACGATCACGCTGTCTGTGCAGTGTCCGCTAGGCCGGTCAGCGCGATCTATACGCCTAGAAAAAAGGGAGAGGGCTGAGCCCTCCCCCTCGCTCATTAGGTCGGGAACGATCCGAAGATCGAACGCCAGTTGTAGTAGCCGAAGCTGTAACGCTCGTAACCCTTCACGAGAAGGTTGTCTGTTACGAAGTCAACTTGCATGTCCATTTCATAGGCAACACGCTCCATGTAGGAGAGGCCGTCGATGTTGGTCAGCAAGAACCACGCCTTCGTCGAGGTCAAGAAGTCGTTGACCATGTAACCTTCCGGCAAGCCACCGGCGGTCATCATGATTGCGTTGACGTCATTGTCTGCAGTGCCCGGACGGAGTTCCGTCTTCGTCAGACGGATAGCAACCGGTTCGAGAGCTGTCGGGACAATGAGCTTACGCGCACGAGCGAAGACCTTGAGGCCAGCTTGATCACGGAAGTTGGTACGGATGGCGATCATGGCAGCCAAGAGGGTCGATTCGTTGAGTTCGACCTGTACTGCTGGCTTGTTCGCAACCGTGCCGCCATCAATCGGATGGTCCGTGGCGCAGAGAGCCTTGCCGTCACCACCGATAGAAGCGTTGTACGTTTCAGCGGTGTTGAGGATGTTCGCGCCGTAGATTTCCTTCGTCTGCTGGAACGATTCCATCAGACCGAGGTTCGACGGGTGGAACTGGGTCTTGTAGAGGTTGTCATCGATGGCTTTACGCGTGATCGCATAGCCGAGAGCAATTTCAGTGTGCTCTTGGTTATAGACGTAGCGTTCGCCAGCCGAGTTGTCGAAGGAGGTCTGACCGCCTTCAGTCTTCAGCTGAGCGAGGCCGAGGTAGCGCATTTCAGCGGTACGCTCGAGGGCCATCTTCGAGTTGTGCTTCGTGAAGATCTTGTCGTACTGCGACGGGATCTGCTCGTACTTGCCTTCAAGTCCACGGAGACCGGGGAGGAGAAGGTCTTTAATAGCCGAAAGATTAACAGCCATTGGTCCTTACTCCTTAAATGCCGGTTAGCTGCTTCGTGGAGACGTTGTTAAACGCCACGACAGCCCAGTTATACGCACCAGCTTCCGTGCCCGCCGAACCCGGAGGGTTCTGCACGAGGCCGACAACGCGGAAAGGAAGAGTGTTGGTGGTGTTAAGGGTCGAGGTGTCGAGCGAAGCGCCCGAGATACCCGTCGCGGTGTTGCCCGAACCAATCGCGAAACCGATGTTTGCGTTGATGTCGGCGAACGCAATGCCCGTTGCGTCGGACTGAGCGACGAACTTAGCATTGGGGTCGTTAACAACATAAGCCTCAACGTCAGACGAGGCGTCCGAACCCGGCCAATAGTTCGACCACACGGTGCGCTTCTGCGACGTTGAAAGGTATTTGCAGCCAACGAAGATGCCTGCGATCTGCACCGAGTTCGACGTGGCCTGCGTGATGTAACCCGTGTTAAGAGGAACAACTGGGTCACCAAAGAAGATGTCCGTGGTATTCGCGGAAGCGATGTACATCACGACCTGTTCGTAGGTCGGAGCTGAACCCGTACCCGAATACTGACGGAAACCGAAAGGCGCATTAGTGTTCGCCATTTGCCGGTCCTTGTACTTAGGAGGTTGTCTTCGCGCCGCGCATCGTGGAAGCGGAAGACGGAAAGGTTAGACCCTCGCATGCTGGAAGGCCGACCGACATAGCGGTCTAGTTGTGTAGGATATTATAATTTTGCAAAAAGTAAAGCCGCCCCGAAGGGCGGCCTCTTTGTCAAGAAATGCAGACTTCGTAACGTCCGTCTTTGCGTTCATCGATGCTTCCGGGCGACTGAAACCCGAAATCATAACCCCTCGCCGCATCGATCCTTGCATTGTGCTTGGCTGCCTTTGCAGCTTCCTCCGCGACAGCCTTATCGCTGTAGATAAGCCAGCTGACTTTGCAGCCGCCACGGAAATCGTCTTCCTTCGGATAGGGAAGGTAGTTTGTCATTTCTGTAACCTCGTTTTCAAACAACAATGGGCAAGACCGTTTCCGACCTTGCCCATGCAGTATATGCCATCGTGGCACAGTTGTCAAGTGGGGCCTTGACGGCTCACTCTTCGGGGATCTGCATCGCCTCGAAGGATTTCTTGATCTTAGGCCGCGCTTGCGGGTTGTCGCGAGTGAACGTGCCTTCCGGCGTACCAGCCAGCTGGGCCTCTTTCGCCCGCACTTGCCCAATAGCTTTCCGGCGCTCGCGCTCTTTTGCTTCCTTCACCAGCTCGGTCGGGCGCTCCATGAGA